ACACACACATCACGGAACGTTACTGCTCGGTCCCCAATGATCTCGGTACGTTCGGGTTGCCATTGCTTGTATTCGTCTGGATAAGTGCTTGTTATTGCCATATGCTATTATAGCACAAAGATTTAGTTATTTGCAATTAAATTGGTGTTATATAATTTTAAATAAAGTTCTGCGTAATGTTGATGTTGTAACGGTCCTGGATGAGCATTATCGCTACCAAAATCTAAAAAGTCATACTGATATTGAAGTTGAACAAATTCAGGTATGTTATAATGCTTATATATACTCAGTGGATCAAACATCAATCCAACTGCCACTAACTTTGCACCTGCTTTTTGGCAAAAATTACTAGCCCTTCTAACAGCAAGAACGTTCTGCCAATACAACGTAGGATTATCAATCAAGTTAATAGGAAAAGCATTGTTGAGTGTTGGAATGAGTTCATATCTGGAACGGTTTAAATGCAAAATTGTTTTGTCGGCGGTAACCACTGGCATTCTATTTTGTGTAGTTATCCCCCAAAAGACAATATCACCGGGACGTAGGTCAGATCTTGAAATCTGATCACTTTGCCATATAATACTACTACCGGGTAGTGTTAAATCACTATATGGTAAGTTTAATTTTTGTGAAACTAGATGTTTCCATGTTTGTAATTGTGTTACACCAACTCCGTAGGATATACTGCATCCTACTGCCCAAAATTGCTTACTGGCTACTCTTTGATCTTGCAGAAAATCTGCGGCCAAAAAATCATATGGCGTAGATAACTTACCAGCATTATCGACCTTTCCACTTTGTGCGTGAAAAAGTAAGATTGTATGCAGGGATTCTCTTTGCTTGCTGAAATGATCTTTTGTTTCGTCACTCCAGACGCCATTGGGCGGCCGATAAAATATCTTATCAGCCTTGCGGCAAACTTTATCAAGTTCTTTTAAATTACCCATATCGGCTGCCGACGTATAGACAGTTGCACCGATTGGATTGTTTATGAAAGAATCTATATTCTCAAATGTTAGTAAGTATGCTGTAGGATCAAAATTTTTAGCCTCTGTGGCTAACTCCTCAAACACATCACCAACAAATAAGTTAAACATTTTTTACTAAATCATCCGCCATTGGGAAGATTGCTGTGATGGCTTGAGCACAAGCTCTTGCAATTTCTTGATGTTCTTTTTGTGTGCCGTTGGCTGAACGCAATTCAATAAAGTGAATCCATGAGCGCAAGGTACCATTCATGTACAAGCGACTTTCAATTAGTCCTTCGGGTAACACAGCTCGGGCTTGTTCTTTGGCTATGCCGTTTTTAATAGCCCATTCGTATTCACGTTGGGCCGCATAGATAACTCGTTGTTGCGCACGAAACCATTCATTTTGCAACAAGGTGTCTTCGGTTTCTATGCTGTTTTGTCTATTCTTTGTGTCTTGGAGTCGTGCTTCTCTATGTACGAAGTTAAGATCCTTTGTTGGATCAGCGTAACGCTGGGAGAATTCTTGAAAACTAAAACTTCTGTGTCGCAAGATTTGTCTTGCAATGTCTCTTGTTGTGGTGATTTCCATGCAGGCTGACACCATTTCGAGTGGGCTCCAGTGTTGGTGCTTGACCAAGTATCGGATGAGTTTTTCTGATGTATCTGTGTTGAGCTGATTGGAGGGATTGCTGACACGGGCGCAATACGCAATGAGTTCTTGCGCATCTGCAATGCCCATATCTGCAAATCTCTCTGTTGGCTGTGAATAGGATAATAGTTGAACATCCATGATATTTATAAGTTGCCTAATAGTTTATCTGTTTCGGGTTGAAGAATATCAGCCACAGCCTCAATGTCAAGAATAAAATCCATGTTAACAATGTCATCTTGGTTTTCTTGAATAAAACGTTCAACAACTACATGAATATCATCAATGTTAAGGCCTTGCTTTTTTAACGTTTGAAAGTTGATGGTTTTTTGCTTTTTATCAACAAGTTTAAAAACCATTTTCTTAACACACTCAAGAGGAATATGATTTAAATCAACATCATTGATAATCGCCTCCCACTTTTTTAAAAAGTCCTCACCTCGTTGCATCCGCTACCGCCTTTTTTGTTCTAGTGCGTTTGGTGGTAGTTTTAGTTTGTGGTACTCCTGACATTTGTGCGGCTTCAGACTTTAATCTGGCACTCTCAGCCAATAAGCCTTGTGCTTCCCTTTCCATGCGATCTGCTTGAGCCAATCGATCACGGGCAAGTTGTACATCGTCTAGTGCTAGTGCGGCATCAGATCCTGCAACATTTGATCCTCGTTGTAGGTTTGATCCTGAGCCAACTTCACGACCAAAGTCGTCTCGGCGATTTACTTTTCCAGTCATTCCACGATTTTTGTCAAGGTCGGCCATTTCACGAATAGCACTTTCTCCCAACCTCATCTTACGAATGATGCCATTCATTTCTTCAAGATTGACATGGCTAGATGCACTAGCAGTAACAGTGACCTGTTTTGCCTGCACCTTTTTAATCATGCCTTCTGCATGTAAAGTTTGTAGCATGGGACGACCATCAGAAAACAATGTACGGAATAATGCATCCCCAAGATTTTCTGCTGACTGACCCTCTGGTGATTCTAATGTACGCATGATAGAATCATGTAAATGTACTGCCAGGGTGTCTGGGTAGACAACCAACGCCATGTGCTCTTCTCCTGGCACTTCTCGAAATACAATAGCAACCTTACGGTCACCGTGTTTACCAATATGTTTGATCATATTCATTCTCCTTTGTTGTTTTCTTCGGCAATTGATGCCTCTGCACGTGATATAACTGAGTTTACAAAAATAGTAAGTTTGTCATATACGTCACCAATTGATTTCATCTCGTCGGCTCTAAAAGCGCCTCGGCTACAAGCCAAATCTATGATGTTCTTTATCACAATAAGATCTGTGATTTTAATTTGATTGTCGGTATCATCCATACTGATATTTACTGAATAAAAAACCCGGAAGAATAAAATCCTCCGGGTTTATTACGGGTTTTGGACAAATTAGTCTTGGTCGCCTTCACCGTACAATGCCCAAACACCAAATGGTGGTTCAGGATTGCGGTCACCGTGTATGATCCATAGCGTGTCACAGTAATTGGGATCGCCCCAGCTACCAAACGGATAGCCGTCTGTGAATACCACAAGTTTTTTAGGCTCAATTTCGGCACCCTTGAGGTACTTAAAAATAGCGCCAAATTCTGTACCACCACCACCTTGGATGTTGTATTCTGTGATATCTTCCAAGTTGTCGCTGTCATACTGTTGTGGGTTGTATGTGTCTGTGTCAAATGTAAACACATGAATACGATACGAGTCAAACGATTCCATAATGCCTTGAATCTCACTTAGGAAGTCTTTGCATTGTTCTGTACTAATTGAACCCGACGTGTCAATGGCCACAGCAATGTCAATGGCGTCATTGGTCTTCATGCCAGGCATTACAGCATCCATGTCCCAACCTTTGCGGCTGGTACGCATCCAGGAGTAGTCACTTTTGATAGTGCTTTCTAATTGCATACGAAGCATCTCACGCCAGTCCATCACAGGCTCTGTCAATTCTTGAAGCATGCGTTTGACACCTGCGGGTAAATTGCCAGCATCGCAGGTTTGTGCGGCGCTTAAAACAGCAGACTTGATCTCGTCACGAATGCGATCTTTTTCTTCTTGCGAAAGCTTTGGTCGTCCTTTGCCTTCTTTGTCGCCATCACCATCGTCATCGCCACTGCCGTCACTTTCATCATCGCCATCCATGTGTTCATCGAGCATTTTGTCAATGAGCTGATCTATATTGAGTTTTTCTGCGTTTTCGTACAAGATATCATAGATCTCTTCCGAACTTTTACCTTCATATTTTTGATCATACAAACATGGTACGCTGGTGATGAATTCACCTACTTTGTGTTTCTTTAAGTCTGCATTAACACAATAATCGTTTGCAATATTCCAAAGTTGATGATCTCTGTTGCCTTTACGTCCAAAGTGATCGTAGACACAATGTAGTACTTCGTGTCCAAACAAGAACTCAATTTCTTTAGGTTTCAAAAGTTTAATAAAGCGACTATTATAGTAGAAGTTGCGGCCATCTGTGGCGGCAGTACTACACCACTCATCGGCATTGATAAGTTTTAAACGAGTTGCCAGGTTGCCAAAGAAACTGGTCCGGAGCAACATGCCAACTCTTGCAGTAACAAGTAATTCACGAACTTCTCTATCCAATTTAGGATCTGTCGGTCCAATTAGATTTTTAAACTTCTTAGAAAGTTCTTTTTTGTTTTCGGTAGTTGCAGTACTCATTTAGGCTCCTTGTTTAACTATACTGTATTATAGCAATTATTGATTTATTGGTCAACTGTATGTGCCAGTTGAAAATAGGCCAGTTCTTTGTCTGTGGCCAGGTAAATTCTCAAATCATTGTAGCAATTGGTCCAGGACCAGTGCGGATTACATTCTACAGGTAGGTCTTTGGAGTTTGGTTTAACCCAACCACCTTTGACTGCCATCATTGGTACTTTGGTTACTAACCAACTGTGAATCTCTTCATATTGCCTAACTTCGGCACTCCAGCCATATGCTTCTGTTAGAAATTGCAATGCTTGATTGTAGGCCAACGGCCCTTCTCCGTTGCTCATGCGCTGACTAAATCCAACGTAGTATTCAAACCAACTACGGTATCTATAGCGGCCGTCTAATTTGTATATATTGTATTTCATCTTAGATATTTAAGGCCAAATAAAGTAGCATCGTGTGGATCTCTAAAAATAAAATCCACAGTCCATGTATCAACTTGAGTATCCATATTTAGGATTGGGCTTTGGTAGTACCAACGACTTTTATCTCTGCCAAAATCTTGGTAGACTTTTTTGAGAAAAGTCTGGACCTGGTGGTGACTGTACGGATCAAAACTAATCCGTACAGTAGCATAAGAGGGAGTCTGTTCATGCATAGCCCTATGCCTTCGTTTAGGAAGTTGAACAGACTCCAAACACTTAGCCGTTAGCCTGCAAGATGTACTTGCCGTAACGTTGATGAAACTCGTCAAAGTTCTTGAGCTTGGTAGGCATGAACGGCAAGTTGTATGTGGTAAGCGCAATTCTAGCACCCATAACAACCAACTCTGTTTCAAAGTTTTTCATCATGTAGCCAATAAAGTTGTCTGCCATTTCATGGAACTTCTTGTCATCGACCTTGGCCTCAACAGCATCTTTAAGTTCGTAGCACATTGACACTACCAACGAATACATGGCACTTACTTCTTTGACTTTTAGTTCTGTCTCTTTGCCACGCAAGATATCTTCCGGCTTGGGCAGTTTACTAGCAATCTTGCGATGAGCCATAAACTTAACAGCAAGTCCTTCACCAACACTACCTGCAATTAAGTCTGTAAGTGTGGTGTCGTCTGTGTCCTCGTCTGCCAACAGTTCGCTAACAAAGGTCCACGAACGTGGTGTAGCAAAGGCACGGCTGGAGCTCTTGGCATCAAAGTCGTACAAGTCTTGTTTGGCAAATGTAATGTAGCCAACAACGTCTTTGTGGATTTGATTGCGAACAGCCCAGTCTTGCCAGCTTGAAAAGTCCACACGCATCTCCACGTGAACAAAACGGTTTGCCAATGGAGTAGGCATACGATATGTAACACCTTTGTCGCTTTCACGATTACCTGCGGCAATCATTACAACATTGTCGGGCAATTTATATTTGCCGATACGACGATTCAAAACAAGTTGGTAAGCCGCGGCCTGTACAGCAGGAGCCGCCGAGTTCATTTCATCCATGAACAAAACCACAACTGGATACTTACTGGCCAACTCTTCATCGGGCAAGTCAATGGGCGGTGCCCAATCCATCTTACCAAGTTCTTTGTTATAGAACGGAATACCTCGAATATCTGTAGGATCCATTTGACCCAAGCGAAGGTCGATCATAAAGCCGCCGAGATCCTTGGTAATCTCTGCAACAACGTCGGACTTGCCAATGCCGGGAGGACCCCACAAGAACAAGGGACGTTTTTTAGCAAAACATTTTTTAATTGCACGACGAGCACCTTCTGAGGTAACTGTACGGTGATCTGATGCTGATACTTTTGGCATAGGGCTATTTCTTTCTTAAGTTGTTACAATACTAATATTATACAAAAATCTGTTTTACTGGTCAACTGTTTTCTGCAAGTTCTTCTTCTTCATTGTCCCAGTCTGAGTCACTAGAGGTTTCAATTTCTATATGACCAAACTTGAGCAACCCGGCATCTGCAGAAACTTCAAACGGGTATTCAAATTCAACGAATGCACCAAGTTCCTGCAAAAATTCTTGTGAGTATTCCTCATCTTGGATGTCTTCGATACGAATGCAACCAATACTGCCCGAATCCACTGAGTGACTAGTTCGCATATTGGAACCGTAAGTACCGTCACCGTATGCAGTACCAAAACTGGCAAAGCGTCGACCATCTTTTAGTGTAAACTCACCTTCTACACCCCGCCCTGGTGATCCAGGCGGAAAGAACAAACCAACACATTCGTCCCAGGCATCGTGCATGACATAGCACAGATCACCAACGTAATATTTTCCTGCGGGCATTGTCATACCAATTCCTTAAGAGTTAACAGTTTGATAAGGGCTAAGTTCCTCGGCGCTGTCAGAGTCAGAAGCTTCATAAACCCATGTAATCGGCACTTCTAAAATTCTTGCCACTGTCACAGGCAGGTAGCCTTCTTCGAGCAAGTCATTGATCTCGATTGATAATTCTGCCATTCTACTCATAGTTTAACCCCAGTCCTTTTTGTCACCGTATTGTTCGTTCCAGTCGTAACCGGCATTGTATTCTGCAATTTCTTCATCTGACATAGCAGTAACCTTGTCACCATTGTATGTTCCTTCAGGGAACCAGTGAGGATTACGGTCGCGATGATAGTAAGAATCGGCACTACCACGATCGTACAAGGATCCGTGGCGCTTGCGATCAAACTGTGGTAGCATTTCAAGTGTAACTGTCATAGTCTACTCCTTTAATATATGTATATTATAATAGAATTAGAATTACTGGTCAACTGGTGCAAACATCTTGCTACCGTTTTCCATGACTACACGATATGCTTCCATTGTTTTTTGTGTTTGGGCAAGTGGGCTTTTTTGGATAAATTGCATCATTTCCAAAAATCCCATACCCAGAAACTCTGCATCTTTTTGTATAACTTTAATTGCTGTGATTGTCTGCATACTGGCTCCTCTTTGTTAAACTATGCTATATTATAGCAAATTGGGAAATATCGGTCAACCAAAATTAAACCCAGCTGTCAACCATCATAACGGGCTTCTTCATCACTCGTTTGACAAAGTCCTCGGGCTCGTCATCTGCACGGACTAGCACAAAGCCCATGCTCTCTACCAAGTCCACCTCGCATACCTGCAGGTCCACCGCGGCCGCTTCAAATGCAATGTTCATTTTGGTAAGGGCATACTTAACGCCTGCTTGGAAGGCCTCGTACTCGTTTGCGCCTGTTTCATCAAAGTCAAACTCTGTTTCCATAATGTGGGCAAACTCTTGTCCATCTGCCACGATGAACTTGTTTATCTTCTTCCAGTTGCTCTGCTTCTCACTGTCAAAGTGGTCACAGCACTCGTTAATGTCAAAACTAGCAAAGTTGTCATAGTTTACTGTAGTCATTTCTCGCTCCCTTTTGTGTTAACATGTGTATATTATAGCAAATGGGCAAATTCTGGTCAACCACAGGAATTGTGGTATTTTTGCAACAAAAAACCCTACATTTTGTAGGGTTTTGTGTGTGGGTTTAATGCAACAGTCTGTCAAATCTATGCCATTAAATGACCATGTTTTTGTAGATAAAAATGACCGTTTAGCATGCCCACAAATCCATCAAACTTGTTGTCAAAAGTATATTTTAAATATTTTTTATCAATATTTTTTTCAATATGTTCTATGCCCTTGAACCAACATTGATACTCTTTGGTATCTTTGAACCCTTGAAAAAACCAGTCGTCCCACTCGCACCAAATTGGGCTGGATGATTTTTGAACTTGAAATGTGTCTAATTTCCAATTTGGATAGATTATACCGCGAGAAATGACTTCATAGGCTTGTCGACTTGCAAAACCAGGAGTGGGCCAGGTCAGTATAGATTTTAACATTGGATTTTGTTCAAACCATGTCATGATCATGTGCGACTGTTTAATTATAATTTCAGGCAGGTCTGGACTCCAATAAAATAATACCAACTCTGCATTATCATAGTCTTGATTATTCAGTCCACCTTGGCAATTGTTAACTAGAGTATCTAGGAAATAAACAGCATATTTGTTGTCCTTGATACACACCCGAGGTTTATCGATACCCACAACAATTGCAGTTTTTAATCCTCGGTCCAAGTTTACTAATTGTCCTTTTTCTCGAGTGTTTGAATAACGAGTTACAAAGTGAGGATTAAGATGTTCTCTAGTTGTTTTTAACCACTCTTCCCCGTCGTAGTTTTGAAAACTACTGACAGTTGCCTGCGACACATCGTAATAGGTTATTTTTGTATTGGGACTGCGAGATCGTATTTGGTCTAGTCCCATACGAGTTGTTAACTCAAATTCTGCTTCGATGTTTCTTGCATCAGTCACACCACGATTGGCAATAACAGTAGGAGTGTGTGACCTATTCCAGATGGTTACAATTTCATCAATATGACATCCAGCATCAAAAAAAGCATCAACTAGAGTTTGGCTGTCACTCCCACCGCTATAATTTACTATAACATAGTCGTATTTTTCTCGTATCTGTCGAGCTCGAATCTTATACAGATCTAGTATACTAATCTCTGGTTCGTGTGTCCAATTAGCGGTATTCCAGACGTTATCACAAAACTGCCACTGTGGGTAGTTGTTTATTTTGGTCCCAGCAATACATGCATCTATTTTGCTTCTGTATTGCTGGTCACCAACTGTATAAAACCCAAGTTTGGGATTGATACCATTAATCATTGAATTGGTAAATTAAGCTGTTTAGAAATAATTAAGAATTTTCTCTTCTCTTCTTTTAAGAACTCAGCTGGGGAAAAGTCTTTTGCAGGTGCCATGTATAGAGATTTTAACTCACGTTGAACTTCTGCAGAACTGGCTACGGTCCTGACATGTTGTAAAACTTCAGGATCGGCTCCTCGATTGGCTATTAACAATGACCATCTGTAGTATTGATGATCGTTGATTTTGAGTTCTTGAAGGGTAGGAACATTTTTAAAAGCGTCTACTCTAGCAGGACTACCCACAGCCACAGGCACTAGTTTGCCAGAGCTGATGTGCTGATCAAGCAACATTGCGGATTCGTTAAGATAAGTTAATTGGCCTCCCAAAAGATCTGCTATAGCAGGACCTTTGTACGGTATATGAACAAAGTTTTTTTTGTCGCCAGCAACCAATGCTGATATAGTATGCCCAGCACCACCGAGCCCTGAGCTTCCGTAGTTTACCTCTCTAGTTTTGGTATAGGTCACAAAGTCCTGCCAATTCTTTATTCCAGTTTGAGAATTAACCACTATTACTGAAGGCTCTGTTCCTAGATGCGCTACAGTAACAAAATCCGTGCTTGGATCATAAGCGTTGGTGCTTGGATTTAAAATAGGCAAACTAACCAAAGAAGGTCCGGCAACCAACAGTACAGTTTCCCCTGGAGTTTTTAGCGTGGCCATGTGAGCGTGGGCAATCCCGCCACCTGCTCCCAGTTTGTATTCAATTTGAACTCGATATCGATTTTTGTCAATAGCTGACTCAATCACACGAGCAACACGGTCAGCACTTCCGCCTGCGGAGTACTGCACCATAATTTTGATTTCTTTGGGCGGCTGGTTAGCCATGCTGGACATTGAAAGTGCGCACAGCAATAAACCAAAACAAAATGATAATGATTTTTTAATCATGTAATATTTCCTTAAAAAGTTGAATTGTAATGCTTGTGAAAGAATTCCACTTACAGTAGGCGTTCTGTTATAGTATAACAGTAAAGACATCACTATGTCAAGCGTCGATTTGATCTGACGTCGGCCCTGCCGGCGTTGCAAAATTATTTATAAACTGAAATAACCTGGTCAAAAAAAAGCCCACTTCGGTGGGCTTTTTAATTTAAGCTACAAACGGAGTGTATTCAATACCTGTTGTGGCCAAGCCAACTAGGCCAATAGTGGTTTCAAACGCTGCCAACTCACTGGCAGCAACTAGTACATCGGCTTGACTCAACTTGCTGTTAGTCATCCATGCTGTATAGTCTGTGACCTGTGCCAATGTAGCATCTGTACCGAACACATTTTTGTAAACGTGCTTGATGAATGTTTCATCGCTAATGCCACCCGCATCTGCTTTGTAAACTGAAGTATTCAACAGGACTTCTGCCAACTGCTTGTTGGTCCATCCTGCGTCGGCAAGATGAATACCAATACCTTTGTATGCGTTGGTTACATCTGCTGTGCCCAATGCGGCAGCTAACAAAGCGTATACATCACCTGCACGACCCGCGGCATCATAAGCAACGGCTTTGTCTGTGAACACCACACGCTCATGGTCAGCAAGATTGAATTCCATGTTGCTGACTAATGTGCTGGCCAAAGTGACTTTAGCGGCAGTTTTGGTTGTTGTGAACTCAGTGCTTTTACCGCCCATTGCGTAGGTGTCAATGCCAGCGGTACCAGTAACATCAACAACAACGTCAACTGTGCCATCACCAACACGGCCGGTACCTACTACACCGAATGTAGCAACTTTGCCAGCAGTACCAACTGTGGCAACTGTGACGATCAAGTTGTTTGTACTTGTACCGCCCAACGCTGTACCCGCAAGAGTGATTGTGTCACCTGCCGCATAACCTGAGCCTGCACTGGCTACCAAGCTGTCAAGAACAACGGAGTATACTCCATCAGTTTTAGTAACATCAAACGCGGCGCCAGTGCCTGTACCGCCTGTTAGGCCTGTAACATTTTGGTAAGTGGCATTAACTGCTTTGTCTTTGATTGTAATTGTTGTAGTCATAATATTCCTTTAAATTAACTAGTGTAGTATATAGTGTTTCTACTGATGCAGTCAACAAGAAATCAACTGAACTTGTGCGTACACGCACAAGTTTGTCACGGAAAATAAGTTTTTTGCCAAACATTATCCAACATAATATTTGTATAACATACCAGCTGTGTAAATGGTTAGCAATACACTATTGGATGTGATCATTGACTTGTGACGCATTTGTATGCTAACAGCCAACCACAACCCGGTTTCTAAAAAACACATGATTGCACCCAGTGGATAAAAGTCTAAAGACACGCAGACCGCACCAGCAATTGAAATTGTGGTAGCAGTCCATTCGATTATTGCTTGTCTATTTAACTTCATACTCAACTAGTATAACATAGACAAGAATGCACAGTCAAGAAAAAGCCCACCAATTAGTGGGCTTGTTTAATCTAATCTACTAGAAATTAGAAACTGCGTGTGTAGAACATATTGTAACCATTCTGACGTGAATCACCGGTGATTCTATCAAATCTAAAACCCACAGCATCCTTTTTGTTGATTGCATATGCTACGCCAGCACGTACTGTATTAGTAGTGTCTTTGTTTACATTGGCATTGTCTGTGGCTGTGCGATAACGGTAAGCAACTCTAGCTGTTAGACTAGGAGTTAAAGGAACAGCAATACCAGGCTCAATAGAGTAGTATGTAAACTGACCGCTAGTGCCATATCTTTGGCCTAGTGCTACTTTGGTATAACCTTTGACAGAACCAAACAATGGAGTAGTTGCAGTACCACCGACTTCTAAGCGTGTGCTAACTGAATTTGTGTTATCAGTCTGACTAGATGCAAGTTGCGTGTGAACACTGAATGTGTTGTTGATACTTTCACTCAATGTAAAGTTAGTGCCCATTTGGTCGTTACCGCCAATGGTGTCGCCTTTTCCGCCTTCAATTGTAATTGAACCAGCAAACGCTGTGCTACTGATCGCAATAGAAATAATTGCTAAAATTTTCTTCATTTTTGTTTTCCTTAAAAAGAGAATGAGCTTTAAATCATTCGCTACTATGTATTAGAGTTTGTGGTAACATCAATTAAAATTTGGGGTATTTTGGTCAAAAGAAAACCCGCCGAAGCGGGTCTCTGAGTTTCTGTTACGAGGTATGTCTTACCCTAGACGGCTTTTATCAAGCTGCCAATGCGAACTGTGAGTCGTTTGCATTTACTTTTTTTGCTTCTACAACCGGGTTACCCCTGTCCTACGGCTTCTGCATTGCCGAGCTGTCCACTAATTTACTTGTTGCCCTGTCGAATCTAGGTCAGGCCCATCAAAAAGACTTTTTATAATCCAAAACATATAGTTGACTACAACTAAGATGCCCCACATATAAACCCAATGCCAATTCTCAAACATAAAAATCCTTTTGGTGGACCTGGGGGGATTCGCACCCCCGTCCAGAACACTTTTCTCTTTGCTTCATACAGCAATAACTCTTACTTATTGATTATACGTCAACAGTTTTATTGACTGTTACTCCTGATTTCTCTAAAAACTTTATGCCTGAATCATCTCGGTATGCTTTGCCATAAAATACTCTGCGTATGCCGGATTGATAAATCAGTTTGGCACATTCAATGCACGGAGCATGAGTAACAAACAAATCAGCACCGTCTCCGCTTTCTGTGCTCTTGGCTAATTTTGCAATGGCGTTGGTTTCTGCGTGAAGTACTTCTGGCTTTGTTTTCAATTCATAATCACCAGTTTTATCCCAAATCTCATCTTCACAGTTGTTATCCCAACCAGCAGGCATGCCATTGTAGCCAATACTGATAATTCTATCATCCTTGACCACAATAGCACCCACATGTAATCTACGAGCATGGCTGAGTTCTGCAAATGTTTTAGCAACATCCATGTAGGCTTGAATAAATTTTTCTTTCATATTAGTCCACACTTGGTCCGTTGCCGTTTTTAAAACCAACTACACCGCCTTCTGCCTCAATGCGTTTGATCACATCTTCAAACAAGATAGGTGTAAAGTCTGTTTGTTCCACGCATACACAATGATAGCGAACGTCGACTACAGGGATGCCATACTTGCCCACAGGTTCCATCATCACACGATTGGCATGAAGGTGACCATGTATGTTGACACCAAATCTGCCCAGGCTTGCTGTATGGATAGGGATATGACTCAATATCATTCCGTTCATCACATGGTATGCCCGAAGTTCACGAAAGTACTCTCTGTATTCGTCATCGCGGAAGATATCATGGTTTCCACGGATCAACACCTTGTCTCCGTTTAATCGATGTAATGTCTTTAATGCTCGACGATTGATAACAACATCGCCCAGGTGATACACCTTGTCACTGGGACGCACACGGTCGTTCCAACGTCGGATCATTTCCTCATCCATTTCGTCAGCATCATCCCAGGGACGAAGTTTTGTAACTCCGTCATCTCGTGTGAAGCGGCAGACACCCATGTGACCAAAGTGCGTGTCGCTGACTAAAAATACACTAGGCATCATGCCCTCCTTTCTTTAACTTAAATTATACAATTGTTTGAGTTACCAGTCAACTGTTTTTGTAATAAAAAATAGTTAAAGGCACTACCCTGTGTTTAAAGCATTAGGTTTTATCAACGGTATCAGCGTTGCCGTAACACTCCCATCAGCATGTTCAACCAAGTGCCACTTGGCTCGGCCAGTATATCGGCTACAGTAGGCTATGGGTGATCACTTCCCTGGTAGTTAGGATCTGCTGGCTAGGCTTTCTTTCGCTCACGCCTTTAACTATTGCATTAAAAAACTTTGTCTGAACGTCTGGGTCGACGGTCGGGATTTTTCACTTCTGTAGGTTTTAACAAATACTCTCTACCCACATGTCCTGTTTCAATTTCCTTAAGAGCAGTAACCAATGCTCCATTTGTGGAAGCAATGTGAGAGCGATAGCCGTTGCGAAGTTCTCTAACTCTGCGACTTGCAATTAGCACAAGATCAAATCGATTACCAACTTGTTCTACTGCATCTTCTGATGTAATTCTTGCCATGTTAATCCTTAAATGTATTTTTGATGTAGGCGTTGCGAGTCATCGCCTAAGTCTTTTATTAATTTAGCATTGTAATAAAAGTGTTCTGTGTGATTGTTGTAATAGTTTTTTAAATCATTAATGCTGTGATCTGCAATTAACTTTTTAACTGATTGCATTGCCAATGATACCCTTTCGTGAAAATCACGCACTCCTTGATATCTGTAATCAATCAAGTCATGCGGGAACCAAAATCCTTGTGCTTCTAAATTACTTACTGCATTATAACAAAGAGGTATAGCTACCAAATGATGCCAAAAAGCTCTCATAGTTTTCTCTGTGAATTCTTGATGTAAATCATTGTTTTTTGTTTCTCTGATCACCGAAGCAAAGCAACAGCGGTTGTTATTCCATGTAAAACTATCAACAAAACAAAATTGCTGAACTCTTTTTTTAATTGCAGTATTGTTGTTGATATTTTTTATTTTAACCTCACCATCGCTGTTGACTTTTGTGTCATACAATGATGATATTAAATCAATAGTGTCCTGACTTTTAAAATAAGTGATTTGTTCTGCATAGTCTAATAGCAGTTGTTTTGATGGTAATTTATACAGACTATCAAATAAACAATAATCTAAAAACTCCAATACTCGCATGGCAATGTATGATCTATCATTGTAGTGTTTTGTACCACCTGCCCAGTAACTAAAATGATATTGCATCATTTTATTTTTTTCAGAGACTATGTCTGGATGACTAACAAATTCACTCGGGCTAAAACAAGTACGATAAGCACACTCGCAATAGGCCCAAGACAACTCAACAATTAAAAAAGATTTTTCGTGATAAATGCTACACCATTCTTTCCACCATTCTTTCATTCCCAAACTCTGACCTAACACCACAGTGATGTTTTCTATATCAGCACATTTTGTGCGTAACCACTGATGCAGATAAACCATTAACTCTTCGCTGATGTATTCTTGGTACAATATAGCCACAGGCTGTGCAAAACTTGTACCAAAATCAAAATGTTGTGTTAATGTATCAAGTGTAGAAAAAACAAACTGTTTTAATTCAGCCGAATTTAACGTATCAGTGTTGGATATCAAATCATCGCCAATTCTACAGACTATTTTGTAATCTGTTGGTTGTTGACTTGTTCTAATGTACCTAACAACATCTTCGTTGGTGATGTTCATGGGTATTCGTAATTGATAGTCAAATTGTTAATTCTAAAAGTGTTTGCACCGTTTTTAATATGGAATTTTTTAGCCATTTCTGTGGGAGGACTCAGAGTAACAAATCTTTTAATATTGGGTTTGTTTTCTCTTATGTGTTTGACTGCGTCTAGAATAAGTTCACGACCTGCACCGGGTGCATAACTCCAAATAGTATAAAAAACTACTACACTAGGATCAGTAACTGGTTCAAATAATTCGCTTTCATCAAGCGGGATAATGTTTTGATAGCTAGCACAAGTGATAGCTTTGGCTTTACCATTTTCATCACGAAGCACAAATATATCTCTGTTTGTGCCTATGCGACTACTAGTAGGGATGTGAGGGCGAACTGGATCTTCTTTGAGCAGTTCAATGATGTTATCTGTGAATGATTGGACAAAGTGTAGCATGGTAACCTTATATATGACGTTATGTGTGTATTTAATATTAAAGACTAATATAATGGCCGGCCCTGAGAGGATCGAACTCCCACCTCCAGGTTCGAAGCCTGGAATGATATCCATTTCACCAAGGGCCGATATGGTGCTCTCAACAAGAATTGAACTTGTGTTTCGCCCTTACCAAGGGCGTGTAATGCCATTATACTATGAGAGCAGAATTTGTAATATTGATAAAGTTTTAGTGTAAATAAAAACATGCCTAATTATGATTCCTTTTATAAAAATCTTGCTAACAAAACTGTAGACTGGTTGCCCATGGACACTGAAGAATTATACAAGAAAAATCTTGACAAACGCCACGGTGATCTAGTACTACAGGGCTGGATAGATAATCACTTTACATATGAATTTAACTCACATGGGTTTAGGTGTAAAGAGTTTACTGACAAACCTAGTATCATGTTTCTTGGGTGTAGTTTTACAATGGGCATGGGGTTACCTGTAGACTTAATTTGGCCTGAGTTAGTATCAACAAATCTAAATTTACAATGTGTTAATCTTGGCATTGCCGGCTCCTCCGCTGATACAGCATTTAGGTTATGTCATGGATGGCTAGATAAAATTAATCCAACCACAGTTATTTTTATGCAACCTCCGGGCATAAGATGTGAACTGGTAACCAACGATAATATTAAAAATGTAGATATTGAAGATCCATCAACAAAAGAGTTTATTAAACTTTGGACAGTAGACGAAAATAACAATTATTTCAACACTGAAAAAAATACATTAGGTATACAAATGCTGTGTACTGCCAAAGGAATCAAGTGTGTTACAGTTAATGCTAACGCACTCACATCAAGCTACTCTAATTCACTTGGTAGAGACCTTTGCCATCCGGGCATTGACAGGCATCGAGTTTTTGCTGAACGATTGTCAATGAAGCTTGGAGCGGACAGAGAGAATCGAACTCTCAACTAAACCTTGGCAAGGTTTCGGGTTACCATTACACCATACCCGCATCAACTTGGCACCATATGTGGAATGTACGGAACTGCTCTTGGTCCACCATACAGTTGTTCAAAAAGCTTTTTGGCTTCTTTTACGTCCTGTGCATATATTCTTTTCTTCTCTTCACCTTGCGGTGTTCTAACAGTGGTTTCGTACATTGGCATTCTTAGGCTACTTTCAAACTTTTGAAACGATCGGCAGCATAGCTGGCAGCAAATGCATCGGGTTTAACAAACGGTACAACATTACATGTTCCTTTGATATAGCCAATGGCCTGGCTGATAACACAGCTAGATCCATATTGATCATCGGGGTTAATGTCTAAGTGTACTTCAACCTGTCTACCTTCAAGTACATCTGCTAGCTTTAGGTACAACTCGCTGACCTTATACACTTCGGACATAAGGCGCATTGCTGGCCTATGGACTTTGTGATCGTAATCACGTTCACGTTGTACTTCACCAAATAACTTGCAACCGTTATTTCCGTTGATGTGTACAACAACAGCCAAGACATAGTCAGCATGCCATTGACCATCAATGCGCATACGTTCAGAGTCACAGCCTAGATAAATTTTAGTATCTGGCCCTTGTGCTTCAATAAAGCTCTTGACTTCTTCTAGATTGATTTTTTTCATGGTTACCTTGGTTACGAGTTGGGATCAAGTACATGGCTATACATGATGTCCTTTACTGTAGCTGTTCTTTCGTTTTTGTTTTTACTTCCTAGTACTACAATTATGTAGTCTTTGTCTTTTTCCGTTACAAACAAACTCATACACCAACCGGCGGCACTGGTAAGACCAGTTTTGCTGATTACAATATTGTCAAATTTAAATAACAGTGATTGATTGGTATTGTTTAAATTTACAGTTCGTGTTTTCTTTTTGGCTAGGGTAGCAATGGCAACATTCTTTTTAACTGATGTTTCTCTGATAAACCAATAACTGGATGCTGTTTGTATCATGTTGGCCACATCATATACTGTGCTGACATTGAACACGCCCAGGCCAGTTGGATCAATAAATGCAGTATTGTTCATATCCCACATTTTGGCATGTAGGTTCATTTGTTTAACAAATGCGTGTCTACCGCCAGGATAATCTTCAGCAATGGTTTCGGCAGCGGCATTATCACTGCGAACCAACATTGCATTTAACAGCTCGTGTCTGGTATAATATTGTTTAGGTAAACTGCTCGTGACACGATTACTGAGCAAAAGTTTTCTACTTAGATCTTTATCGTAGTCAAGGGTTACCATTGCAGTCATTAATTTAGTAATGCTGGCAATAGAACGAACTTGCTCGCCATTATGTACATATCGTGGGTGGTTGGAATTTACATCCAATACCAGAATGCTTGAATTGCTAGGAAATGCATAAGAGGGTATGCTAACAAGTAATACAAGCATTACAAAAAGTCTCTTCATGATGCTTCCTTTGTTCTATTATATATGCTAAATTGGTGCCCCAGAGGAGACTCGAACTCCTAAAATTTGGCTTCTAAGACCAACACGTATACCAATTCCGTCACCGGGGCTTTAAATACAGTATGATTGATTGTAACACATCTACTGACATATTGTATGAGAAATCGGCAAAACAGTCTTATATTTCTCCAACTTACCATAGTACACATCGTGTATTTGTTCCTGACCCACTGTTGAATACATCCAAACCTAAGTTTATTCCTGATCCATTGTTGGTACCAAGAGACGGAATCGAACCTCTAAAGGCCGCTATTCTAACCAGATAAATATATCAACAAAAGGAAATGTAATTATGTCAATAATAACACTTATAAGACAATATTTTCGACGACTAGGGTTGTTGTCTCCCTTGAGTTTTGATCAACAGATCTGGGGAGCCAAGAGCCTTATGGATCTACATCAAAACGGATCTAAATTTTATCTTGCTGAGGCTGACCGTAATGGAACTATGTATACCTGCTGGCAAGGATCCGAAGATACCAAACCTTATGCTATAACTGTTGACATTACAGGACATGCTACTGGCCCCACGTTTGATGACTCCCGTGTGGCTGAGTGTCAGGCATTTGTATATCCACCTACCCTGAGTTGTAATCAGGCACAGCAGGCCATGACCAAAGCAGGTATTACAGACACCTGGCTGTTTTGCAGGTTGCGTCAAACTGTTGATTATCGAGGAAATCCTTTTTATGATTTTACATTTGATGGTCGCCAACCTGTGCATGTAGATGCTGTAACAGGCCAGATCACTCAGTAATTGGTACCAAGAGACGGGATCGAACCGCCCACACCCGGATTTTCAGTCCGGTGCTCTACCAACTGAGCTATCTTGGCATTGGGGTAACTAATGGGAATCGAACCCATATTAACGGAATCACAATCCGTGGTGTTGACCGTTACACTATAGTCACCATAGATTAATCTTGATCAGGCGGCAATCCATTGCTGTGTCGATCACGAGGAGTATCGGTGTCCTGAAACATTCGTTTCTCTTGCTGTGTCAACTCTTTAAAGGTTTTTCTAGGATTACTGCACATCACACAATTTGGGGTGCCACAGTTCATGGCATGATGTTTGGCAAACTTATGTGGCTCTTCAACTGGTATCCCAAATTCTTTGGCAATTTTGATTTGTTTGTTAACAGCGTTTTTGTCTTTCTGTAGACGCTTGCTATGTTTGAATTTATCGGTTTCGTTTGACATTGAATACTCCAATTTGGTGGAAGCGGTGAGATTCGAACTCACGGACCCTGTTAAGAGCCGACAGTTTTCAAGACTGTTGCCATAAACCTGACTCGACCACGCTTCCTAATTAATTTACCTGAGATTCAGGTTTAATTTTTCCCCATTCAATAAAATTAAATACTCTCTCAACAATAAAGAAAAAAGTCATATTTGTCAATGCCTGTGCTATTGCAAATAGCACAGCGTTGGACCCACTGCTTTTAATAATGAATATTGCAATCAAGTAAGAAACCGTCATGGTGATTGCACGATAGATAATGGTTTTAATTACACTACGTTTGATATCGTCAACCCCTGAATCGTTTCTTGCCCATCCAGTAAGCAACCACAACCTGTCATGTACGTAATAAATTGCTGTACCTACCACAATTACAATTAGTCCGACTATGCCAGCCGATGCCATGCTAGCGCCGAATAGCAGTGATAACAACATGATAGCTACCACTGAGAAAAATCTGTATATAACTGCTTTTACTATTGTTCTTGTTTGTGTTTCTTTTATCATATGGCTTTCTTATATTTAATACTGGCGTACCCACTAGGACTTGAACCTAGACTGACGGTTTTGGAGACCGCAATGCTGCCATTACACTATGGATACAAATTGGAACAACGGGTGAGATTTGAACTCACGACTTTACGGATTTGCAATCCGTTGCATTTGACCACTCTGCCACCGTTGCATAATTGGTCGGAATAGTAGGATTCGAACCTACGACCTCCTGGTCCCAAACCAGGCGCACTACCAGGCTGTGCTACACTCCGAATAACTGGTGGGTGATGAGAGGATCGAACTCCCGACAAACTGCGTGTAAGGCAGCGACTCTACCGCTGAGCTAATCACCCTAAACCTGGAGCGGGGTAAGAGAATCGAACTCTCCGCATGAGCTTGGAAGGCTCAGGTATTACCACTATACGAACCCCGCATTGTAATTTACTTATATTGGTAGCCATGGACAGTTTCGAAATGTCGACCCTTGCCTTATCAAGACAATGCTCTTCCTCTGAGCTACACGGCTAAAATCTGGCAGGAGATATAGGATTCGAACCTATGCGTGTCGGAATCAAAATCCGATGCCTTGACCAACTTGGCGAATCTCCAACAAAGCCTGGTGGTAATAGTTGGACTCGAACCAACGATAGGTTGCGTATGAAGCAACTGCATTAGCCACTATGCTATATTACCATATAGAGGCACTCTCAACAGCAGGCCTAGGAGGCAATCTAGTTGCTGAAACTTTTGCATCTGCAGATACTCAGCTTCTTCTCCCGCTTTGACTTACGCCAAGAATGCTTTTATATGGTAGGACGTATTGGATTCGAACCAATGACCAATAGATTAAAAGTCTACTGCTCTACCAACTGAGCTAACGTCCCACAAATCTTACCACTCTTATCACTGTCCATTTGGACTCTCCTTAAAAATTTGTTGGTGGAGGATAGCGGGGTCGAACCGCTGACTGAAGCTTGCAAAGCTACTGTGTTCCCAACTATACCAATCCCCCAAAAACTGGTACCACCTGAGCGAGTTGAACGCCCTACCCCCAAGTTCGTAGCCTGGTGCTCTATCCAAATGAGCTAAGGTGGTATAAATGGTGCCCCCACCATGAATCGAACACGGGACAACCTGATTACAAATCAGGTGCTCTACCAACTGAGCTATAAGGGCTATATCTGGCTCCTCGACCTGGGCTCGAACCAGGGACAACTTGATTAACAGTCAAGTGCTCTACCAACTGAGCTATCAAGGAATAAAATAGTTAACACACTCCGAGGAATGTATGTATTAAAGCACTCTAAAATACTTAGGCTGCCTGTTCTTAAAGAATGCTTTAATACGCTGTAATTTTTCACTTCACAAAAGAAGCTTCATCCTACAGGCCGCCCATTTGCCCATGTTTTAAGTGCAGGTCAGGCTCGCGTTGCCTATGCACACTTTATGCTTTGCTAGTTTCAATCACTCTATTTCGATTGCCTGTTAGCAGTTGCATTCTTGTGAATTTACCTTCAATCAATTTTTTTGTCATCTCGGGAGTGAGTGCGTACCCTAGTCCTTCGTTGGCTCTTTGATCAATTTCTGTGTAAACACACTTATGTTCAGTTTTACTTTCTTCTCTAATCATTTGTTCCTTAAAAACAAAACCCCAGGGTTTTTAGTCCTGGGGTCCTTTTAGAATTTGATGTATTTTTATTACATCTTGTCTCCTACGGACCCCTGCGTACCTGGAATTGTAATCCCACAGTTAAAATTAAAACCGCGTGACCAGGCAGATGCTGTCTGGTGCATAATGGGTTTCAACGATAATGTGAAATGCTTGTTCATCTTAGTTTCTATTGTACTTTATTTATGTCTTAGAGTCAACCTCTAAGGTAAAAATTTTGTGTTGTATTTATACAACACTCCTGTGTTGGTTGCGGGGGAAGGACTCGAACCTCCGGCTTCCAGGTTATGAGCCTGGCGGTCTACCACTGACGTACCCCGCGGTAAAAGTTAGAGTTTTTATGTTGGCGGTCTTAGGGGGTAACGATCCCCACTCTTACGGCGTGACAAGCCGTCGTGCGTCCATGAACACTTTAAGACCAAATTTTTATAGTCAAGCACCGAGAATGCCAATTTAGACGTCCGGTGCTTCCGTGTCAAAGCCGATGCAGTTATATCAGGATCAGTCGCCGGCCGCTGTGACCCGAATAGTGTATGCGTCCATACACGATACCTTATCGATGCTTGACTATAAAAACAAAACATTTTTAAGTACATTTAAACCTTTCTTCAGTGCTATGGACACTATCTCCTATTCCAAGTAGGCGTAGGGTATGTACTTAAAAATGCTCTGCATCCCCCGGCGGTAATTATAGAGTATCAAGATATGACGCTATCATACCCATCACACACTCCTTCCACCCGCTTCCCGACAGGAACCGTTATCGCATTGCCAGCGGCCTTTGGGTTTAAAGACTACCACCCGTAGTTGTCACACTACTTCTCATCCTGTGGGTCACAGTATCCAGAGACTAATCCGGAACGTTCTGGTGGAGATGGATGGATTCGAACCACCGCGCTTTTTACAGAACAGATTTACAGTCTGCCGCCTTCAGCCACTCGGCCACATCTCCATGTCTGGTACTCGATAGCGGAGTCGAACCGCTCTTATGCGGATGAAAACCGCATGTCCTAACCGATAGACGAATCGAGCAAATAAGGGAGAGCCACGGTTGCAGGACCTAGTGCTTTGTTACCAAAGGAAGTATCCAGGCGATGTGACTCTCAAAACTTGGCGGAGCGACTGGGAGTCGAACCCAGTCAACGCTTTAACACGTTGTACGGATTAGCAATCCGCTGCCTTACCGTTCGGCCACCGCTCCAAAATTTACTATATTAAAAAATACTAAAGGAACCATTGTGCATCTATGTCTACCTATACAACCGTCTTGTATAGGCCTGCACGGTCATTACTGCCTACATGCTCCGCCGCTTTTCTGGACATTTCTGCCCGGTTTCATAGACCTAGTTTGAGCGTGGGCGGCCCCACTGTCCTCGCTGTAGATCCCTAACGGTGTAGGTAACCTTTAATACATTTTAATATAGCAACCCTTGCGGGCTACTATACAAAAACTCTAACATTGTTAAAGAACATTGTTGATTTCTCAACGTATGCATCAATTATATGATACTTTGCAATTTTTGTCAACTACTTGTTTGTTGTATTTTTACAACACTCTGTTGTTGCCCGGAATTGCTTCCTTCATGTTTCTATTGTACTAGATCTGTCAATTCTGGTCTACCTACAAAAAGAAAACCCGCCTAGTTGGCGGGTCTTTATTAGCAGTACTTTCTAGTTATCTAGATTTCCCAAGACCCGCATTGCACATGTGCTCATAGTTGTAACTCACGAAATCTCGTGCGTCACACTTGGTGTACATGGACAATGATTGATAGTTCATAGTACTATTATATATCCATAATCTGTAATTGTTATAGAATTTTATCAGCGGTGTTAACTAGGTCGTCAAACTGTTTAATTTGCCATTGATGCTGTTTGGCAAGATTGAGAATATTATCAACATTATTGCAAGCTAATTTTATTAAATTTTGATGATTGTGTTTGATATCGTTAATTAAATCATTCTCTAGGGCATCGATGTTATTAACTAAAAATTCCACGTTTTCAACAATTGCATTTAATCGTTGTTCGTGGTTAAGTATGTTGTCATATTTAACTGGCAAATATTCTTCAAAGGTTTTGAACCCCATAGTTGATAGTTGTTTGAGTACACCAGGAATTCCAGCAATTATAAAAGCATGATTATTTAATATTGGAATCCAGGTTTTTTCTGTGAAAAAAACAGTATCAAACGAATTTGTATTATTAAATATAGTTTCGGGTACAATTGAAAAACCTGTACTATCATAAAGTTTAACGTCGTAAGGTACCGGAAGAAAAAAATAAGAGTGGCCAGACGGTTTAAATTTAACACTATCTGGTTGACGTTGATATTTGTTTGTAAAATCAATGTATTCGTCAACTGTTATTTCAGGCACAGTTGAATGTTCTTGATTAATTTTATCTTTAATTGGATAAAACGACCATATGCTGTTTTCTAACAAATTCTTCTGTTGTAACTTATATAACAATCGAGTTCTGTTGAGTTTAGATGGTTTGCCAGTTAAGAATAAAAATGGATTTTTTACATCGGGTATTTTTTTAAAATCGCATAGTTTTTTAACTACAACTTCGTTATAGATTCTAACCAAGAAATAATCAATTAACAAAACATCATCAACAGCTGGATCTAACAAGTCTTGGTAATATGGTTGATACCAGGAATCAAGTATAACAAAAATTCTTCCTTTTAATTTTCTTTTTGCTGTTTGTACTAGGTTTTTATACCCTTGTCTCCAGTTAGTAGACATTTTATAATAAGGTACTTCCCACACACTAGCTAAAATAGTATCACAGTCTGTGTCGTACTCTTTAAGAAAATTTTCAGCCTGTTCAACGGAAAAAGTATCTCCTTGAAAGATATATGCTTCACATCTGATGACTTGATGTTTTTTGTGCATTAGCTGTTCAGAACTTTGGCCACCGAATTCATAACACTGGCAATACGGCCAATATCACGTAATTGCTCTACTGTGTATCCTTCTTGCTTGAGTGTTTCGTAGTGCGCTTTCACACAGAAGTGGCACTTGCCCACAATACTTGCGGCTAAACTAAATGCCTCAAAGTTTGACTTGGTAGTTCCACCGTGACTGGCAATGGCATTCATGCGTAACTGTGCTGGCAATCCTTTAAGAGCAGGATCGTCAGCCATCTCAACGTAGGGATACCATACATTGTTCTGTGCCATAATTGAAGCGGCGGTCATTGCTGATTCAGCATGTACTGGTTGATCCGCTAACATAACAGCTAATACCTTTCCGTTACCAGTTGCGGCGAGTGCGGCCACAGCACAACCCATGGCCACATCAGCATCCAATGTGCTACGCACAAGAACAGCATCAAGGTTTAACTTGGTGTCCTTGGCGTAGTCTGGCAACGCAGTTTTAATTGCGTCAATAAATGCCATTATAGTGTCTCGCCGCCAACGGTACGGTTACAGGCACATAGTTCGCCAGTCTGTAACGCATCCAACACACGCAGAGTTTCTTCTGGGCTACGACCAACATTCAAGTTGTTCACAGTAACGTGCTGGATAACGTTGTCTGGGTCAACGATGAATGTGGCACGAAGTGCGGCACCTGCTGGAGCATAGAACACGCCCAACTGCTCAATAAGACTTACACCGCCACGTTCTTCGCCAGGTTGGTGACGAGCAGTATCAGCAAACTGGTGATGTATAATCTTGCGCAAGTCATCGTGTGACTTTTGCCATGCTACCTTACAGAACTCGTTGTCTGTCGAGCCTGTGAGTAAAACTGCATCACGCTCGGCAAAGTCACCTGCTAATTTGTCATATGCTACAATTTCTGTAGGGCATACAAATGTAAAGTCCTTTGGATAGTAAACAATTACTTTCCACTTGCCTTCAAATGATTTTTCTGTAATTGTATAGAAGGCATCTTCTGGTTGTCCTGGCTTGACACCTGTTACTGCAAATGGGGTTAATTTATCGCCAACTGTTTTCATGTTATTTTCCTTTGTTAAAATGTTACTCAGTGTTTGTACTGAGTGTTTATTATAATATTATATATCTATATAATCAAGCAGATTTATGGATTTTTCTTGAAATTGTTTTAATAACGACAATAGAAAAAATCAATAACTCTTGTTAAAAAGCCCGGACAATGTCCGGGCTTTTAGATTACATCATTCCCATTCCGCCAGGAGGTCCTGATTTATTGTCTTCGGGCATGTTGTTGATTGCGCACTCTGTGGTCAAGATCAACCCTGATACACTAGCGGCGCTAACCAACGCTGTACGTGTTACCTTGGTTGGGTCAATAACACCTTGTTCAACCAAATCACCATAGGTGTCAGTTGCGGCATTGTAACCATAGTTGCCTGAACTGTTGGCAACAGCATTAACTACAACGCTGGCTTCTGCACCGGCATTATAAGCAATAGCACGAAGTGGTTCCTCACAAGCACGTAGAACAATCTGAATACCTGCATTTTGTTCTGCGTTGATACCTGTTAGTCCTTTAACTGCCTGTTGCGCACGGATTAGCGCAACACCACCGCCGGCTACAATTCCTTCTTCAACTGCGGCACGAGTAGCATGTAGAGCATCGTCAATACGGTCTTTCTTCTCCTTCATTTCTACTTCTGTTGCGGCACCTGCACGGATAACTGCAACACCGCCAGCCAACTTGGCCACACGCTCTTGCAATTTTTCACGATCGTAATCGCTGGTAGCATCTTCAGCCTGTACTTGAATTGACTTCACCCGAGCACCGATTGCATCTTTGGTACCGGCACCATCAATGATAATGGTGTTGTCTTTGCCAATCTCAACACGGCCTGCTGAACCCAGATCAGCCAGTGTGACTTTTTCTAAGGACAAGCCTAGTTCTTCAGCAATTACCTGTCCACCAGTCAAAACAGCAATGTCTTCCAGCATGGCTTTGCGACGGTCACCAAAGCCCGGTGCTTTGACAGCACAGGTACGCAGAATACCTCGCATGTTGTTTACAACCAAAGTGGCCAGGGCCTCGCCTTCAACATCTTCGGCAATGATCAAAAGTGTACGACCTGACTTAGCAACCTGCTCAAGCACCGGTAATAGATCACGAATACTGCTGACTTTCTTGTCGTAGAGCAAGATAAACGGATTGTCTAATTCGACTGTTTGTTTTTCTTGATTGCTGATAAAGAACGGGCTTAGGTAGCCACGATCAAACTGCATGCCTTCCACAATCTCAAGCTCGTTTTCCAAGCTCTTGCCATCTTCCACAGTGATAACACCTTTGCTACCAACCTTGGCCATTGCTTCAGCAATGATGTTGCCAATGCTGGAATCGCTGTTGGCACTAAGACTGGCAACCTGTGCAATTTCCTTGTTGGTAGTGCAGTCTTTGGTTTGCTTTTTAAGTTCTTCTACAATGGCACTGGTAGCAAGATCAATACCACGTTTGAGATCCATTGGATTCATACCAGCGGCCACGGCTTTCATGCCTTCTTTCACAATACTCTGTGCAAGTACAGTGGCAGTGGTTGTACCGTCTCCGGCTTTGTCAGCAGTCTTGCTAGCAACTTCCTTGACCATCTGGGCGCCCATGTTTTGCAATGGGTCTGATAGTTCAATCTCACGGGCAACACTAACGCCGTCTTTGGTAATTGTTGGAGCACCAAAGCTCTTTTGAATTACTACATTACGACCTTTGGGTCCTAGGGTAACCTTCACTGCATCAGCAAGAATGTTAACACCTTCGATCAAACGAATGCGACTGTTGTCGCCAAAATTTACTTGTTTTGCGGTCATGTTATTTCTCCTTATTCAACAATAGCCAAAATGTCATCTTCTTTAAGAACAGTTAGTTCTTCACCGTCAACTTTTACCTTTTGGCCAGAGTACTGACCAAACATAATACGGTTGCCAACTTTAACAGTCAACGGAATAACTAGACCTTCTGTGGTAATTCTACCATTTCCGGTAGCTAGTACTTCGCCTGTTGTGGGTTTTTCTTTGGCTGCATCAGGGATAACAATACCGCCTGGGCTCTTGTTTTCTGCGTCTAGTAAGCGGACGAGAACGCGATCGTGCAATGGTGTTAAAGCCATATTTTTCTCCTTTAAATTAAGCAAGATTTTATTCATGACCCATGAATGGCATCACGAATCAATATTTATAATTCGTTATTTTATACTATACAAAAAATATTTGCAACCAATTAGGTAAAAGATAACTCGGTTGTAATTTTATGCAGTCGGTCAAATCTAAAACTACGCCATTCTTGTTTTTCCAAGTCATACACCCGCACAACATCCTCTGTGGGTTCTTTGCGTTCTTTCTTGGGGAGTGCCGATTCTGTAACAGTTTCCCATTTGATCAAGTCGTGATTAAGAGTACATTTCATTTGTCGAATTGTACCATCAGCCTTGACAAACTCAAGGCTGACAGAACCTGCTTGTAGCAAACTACGCACCCAATCTCTAATGACCATTTTCTGCGTGTCATCTGCTTCTTGGTACTGTGTGCCAGGAGCACTTTTAAGCAGTCGTACCATTTCTTGTTTAGACCAATCCATAATTACCTCACTTGTGTTTTAATGCAAACCAACTGGCAGTTGCATTGTTGTAAAAGAAAAAAATTGTATATTTAGGTTTCATTTCGTGACCATTTATTGCATCAAACTTGGGAGGATGATATTGAAAGTCAAAGTCGGAGCCTTGTTGAAGACCGCTGTCTCTCAACTCTTGTACTATTTCCATAACACGAGTTGGGTTGTGTCCTTCGAGAGTTACTTCGATCATGCCCACCTCAGTAAGAACAATGTTAACATTTTTTCATCTCTAAATTCAAATACACCTTCTCCGATGAATCTCCAACCATCTATTGCATTATTTCCAAATTGCTCTTTGCACCAATCTATGCAAGGTGTCCACCCCACATATACATGTTTAGAAACGCGACCGTTTACAGGAGGCGTAATACTGGCCACATACCACCCTGATAAACTGTTAATCATCTTCCCATTCAATTGGCGTCCATCCAAGTTTACGTAGATCTTCTCGGATCTCTTCTGTGACTACACCTTCGGCAACGTAGTCTCTGCCATCAGAATCCAATGTGGGTTCGTACCCATCTAATCCAAAACCGTTTTCTTTGTTACCAATGCCGCTACAGTACCAATCAATGTAGTCGCCTTTTTCTTGCATGTCTGCAATGATACCACCACTATGACGCCAACTACAACTCCACCGCTGATTCTTTAAGATAGGCCAAGTTTCTAATTTTTGAAACTGCATGTTACACATGGCCGCATACAAGTTCTGTGCATAATTGTCGCTGGCTTTTACTTTGTCACAGATCCATAAAGTACTGCGTAGATCGTACTCCATATTGTCTTTTTGCCACTCAGGATCGTGGATCTTGTTAGCATCGTCAATCTTGATCTGTTCCCACATGTCAATATAGTCTTGGTCAGGCTCTTGGCCTGCTTCTTCTGCCCGCTTGATAGCACCTTCTACTTGGAAGGTATTACGCTCAGGACTGCTGTTTATCTTGGTCATTGCAGTTTTCTTGTGGGCTCGTCGTTAAAACTGTTAAACAGTTTTTCTGCCAGCGCAGGATCTTCTTCCATGAGTTCTTCAAAGTCCACAGCTCGACTTTGTTCTGCTAATTCTTCTGGTGTTAGATTAGAAAACATTTCAACAAGCTCTTTCTGCAAAGCATCAAGTTCTTCTTGTGTTCCATCAAAATCATCAAATGCACCAGGTGCAAACTCTACTTTTGATTTCTGCGAATTAGTCATTGTAAATCCTTGTTATGGTCCGGCCTACAGGAATCGAACCTGTATTGATAGCTTAGAAGGCTACTGTTCTGTCCATTGAACTAAGGCCAGGTTGTTGGTGCGACTGGCCGGAATCGAACCGGCATGCCCTTGCGAGCGAGAGATTTTAAGTCTCTTGTGTCTACCTATTTCACCACAGTCGCAATTGTCTGGTGGGCCGTCTGTGAGTCGAACACAGCACCAATGGATTATGAGTCCACTGCTCTAACCAACATGAGCTAACGGCCCTATAAACGTAATTATATTAGAATTTGTTTTTGTTGTCAACAACTGAATCCATACCCAGCAGACCCAATTGTTCTCGTAGGACTTGTTCGACCATTTGATTAAATGTAATGTCGCGTTCGTGTGCCATTTTCATCAGTGTAAACATGCCATCATCTGACAGATCAATAGGCACACTCACACGGGTATCATACACTTCTCCGGCTTTGATAGCAAGACATTTTTGGATAAAGTCGTCGTCCACTTCTAGATCCACATAGTCAACATCGTCCCAGGCTTGGTTCAGCATTTCGCCGCGAGTCTTGGCTTCTTTGTTGTACTTTTTAACATAGTCGGGATTGATCATGCGATATGCACGATTGTTGGTGTAGTCGCAGACTGCTACTTCGTAGACCTTTTGACTCTTGGTACTGAATACAATATTGAAACTCCACCCACCCTGGTCGTGAACACCGTTCCAGCTACTTAGCTGGTAACTATTTGATCCGTAACAGTCCCAGCCAAAATCACCACCTTCGGTGATTTTATAGTCAACTAGTTCCATCCATTCTTTCATTGTGATCATATGATATACTCCTGGTTAGATACTGATTATACACTTATGCAATTTTAAAGTCAACAAGACAACAACGTGTTTGATGTTTTTCATGTCGTTGGTATGCCGTTTTTAATTCTTCTTTGCGCATGCGATATTTTGGTGTGCGCAAATCTTTGGCAACAAAGTTTCTAGGTTTGGATTGTTTGATTTTCATACTGCACCATTAAAAGTTAACTCCACGAACATCAGTATTTAAGTTGGGCTTCATGCTACGGATCATGTCACGCTCAAAATTGTGAGCTTCTGTTTTGCCACGCACCACAGCCATCACACGAACAGTGAATGAGTCAGTACCACGCTCACGCATGGTCTCGTACAGCATCCATGACTTGTCTTCAGAACGCATACGATAAATGTGTTTGTTGCAACGAACCAACACACTCTTTTTAACGGTGCTCATGGTCTTGGCTGTGACACCAATGTAGAAGTCTGTACCGCTTTCGATCATATAAATGATGTGAGTGCGGTCTGTACGCTTTTTACGGGTTACTGTTTTTGTGTTCATGTATATATTATAGCAAAATGGGCATTTCCAGTCAACCAAACACAACTGTGGTAAAAAAGCCACAAAATTGTGGTAAAAAAACAACAAAATAAGATAATACTCAAGTATTACCTTGATAATCCGATAATATTATCAATAATATCTGATAATATTATAGTGGATTATAGTTACCCGGAATAACTGTCGAGAAACTTTTGTAAATCCCCGTATAAAGTTGCCAACATTGCTTCCTTACTAGAAAACATAACTAGCTGTTTATTTTTTGAATCAATATAATAAGGAAAGGTCAGTTTACGGTCTAGTGCCAATAGACCTTTCTTATTGAGATTTTTAAACTCAATCGGCACATTCCAACTTTCAATCTCTAAGAATTGAAAAGCTTTGTAGCCGTAATCAGTAAGTCGTAACCCACCATTGGATCGAATATTACAGTACCAAGTCTTGAGTGCTTTTTCTGTGGTTACAGATAATGAATTGGGTAATAATTCAACTAACGTTTGTGTTAGTTCATTTTTGTTTACCATCTGGAAAAATCTGGGGACCTTGCTTTAATAACACCACTGAGAATTTGTCAGTCTTGAATTGTGTGTTAAGTTTTTTTGCTAGATTAATTGCATGGCCGCTGTTGGAAAAACTAACCTTCTTGTACTTGGGGCCAGGATATTGAATTAGCATATTTGATGTTTTGAGGTTGATAGGTAGCCCGTCAAAAAACACAGCCCATATCCCTTCAGCCGCAAGTACCTGTTCGGTCTTGTAATTGACTTTGTTGGTTAGTTCTACTAGAACTTTAGGTTTTGGTCTGCTCATTGTTAAACTCCTACTTTTATTTATCCCGTTATGTAGGTAGTTTTAGGTAGTTTTAGAATGAGCCGCCGACAACCTCAATGCTGGTTACGGGTTCCACAGGGGTTGCAGTAGACTGTTCACGTAGTACTTGAAGACTTAAAAGTAATTTTGTAATATCCCCGTGCAAGTCCCTGGCTTCGTTGATGGTCATGATCAAGTCACGTTGACTTCTGCTTTCTGCCGCTTTGACTCGATCGATGAATTTGTTAATGTGTAACATTATGTTCTTTTTAGATAAGGTGCTAGATTAGGAGGGGTCCACCCCACTGGCTTTAATACCTTACCATCTTCACGTTTACGCACCTTGCCAGTTAACTTGTCGATTTTGGCAAAGTTTGTACTCATGACTTCTTTCCACGCACCTTCACCGTCAAACCCAGCTGACTGTATGGCACCGATAGTCACAACCAAGATGTCGATCAGTGCATCCAAGCACTCCACATCATTGTTATCGGCTAATGCTTGTTGAAGTTCTTTAAACTCTTCTTCGATTAACGCACAATACATATCATATTGTGTACCATTGAATTCACCCACTGTTTGGTCGCAGGCTCTCATAAATTTTTCTTGATCACGAAACGGATTTGTCACAGGCTTCTTCCTCGGTATAAAATGGTCCAGTGTATGGATAACGCTGAAGTGTAATAAGTTTTGGACATTGTACAACATTCCAGACTCGTCCGGTCTTTAATCGATACCATCCTGCGGCAAACCACGACTTGGATTTTTCTTCCTGCGTCCAAATAGGCAGTTGACGTTTAACATCAAAAATTGGATTATATGGATGGTCTGTGGTTGGATATCCGTGTACTTGGTTAGGTTCAGGTACAGATCTTTGTTTAATAGGTTCAAAGTCAATGCCAATACGTTGTTGCACCATACTCAGTGTTTTAAAACACGTGGTTAGATCTTTTATTTTAACAGAAAATCCGTCAGGTCCAGATTCAATGTTACCAATCTTACGATCGTTTTCTTTCAAGATCCAATATTGATTTGGAATAACTGCTTTAGCTATGATCATTTAATACTCCTTGATATGTTGCGTTTAGCCAGCGAGCAAACTGTTCGGGATTTTCGCTGATACGACTAAGCTCGTACTTGCCACAAAACTTCATAAATCTGACACCAACTTGTCCAATGTCTCGATGACTAATCTGTTCACATATTGCTTGATCGACTTGTTGTTTAATTTCTTCTGGTTGTTCACCAAGATCAATTAAATGTCGATTGCGTTCGTAGTCATCTAACACACGATGTTCTAGACCGTTGTGGTCGGTCCAACGCTGAAGCATGAGATTGTTCCAAGCATATCCTTTTTTATTCATGTCGTCAAATGCTTCTTGCAAGCCAATTTTGTTTTTAGTTCCTTTAAGGCGTACACCCGGGAAGGCACTAAAAACATTATCGGATGTGTCACCACGCATGCATTTTTCAAATAGAAGCCACTTTGGATTTGGAATAGTTTTAGGTTCTTTTGTTTTCTTATCAATTACAGGTTTACCCTTGGCATCAAAGATACCATTAATTGTAAGAAGTTCATCAGTTATGCCATTGTACTGTTGCACATTGTCCGCCAGTAACTGCACAAAATCTGTGTCGCTTGAAATGATAATATGATTGTCTTGTGGGTGCAGAGCAGTCCAACGTGCAATTACATCATCTGCTTCTGCATTAGGGTGTCGGATTACTGAACAGTTTGTTTGCTCTAGCAAATATTTAGTCAGATTATCATAAGTTTCCCAGAACAATTTGTCTTCTTCTTGCTCTTTTTCTGACATGGCCGCACGTGATTCTGCACGGTTTGCTTTGTAGGGCTTGTAAAAATCCTTACGCCAGCTACGACCTTCGAGTGCAAATACCACATGGTCTGCATTAAATTGTCGTGCTACTTTGTTAATTGAAGCCAGTGTAATGTGTAATGCGTATCCAATTTTTTCCCAAGCATCTTCTGCCCTGTAGGCCACATGTCTAGCACGAAAAAACATGTTAGAAGTATCGATTAAAAGATATTGCATTTTGCCTCAAATCAAATGGTTACTGATAACATATTGTAGCATATGATTGCTCCAAAAGCTATGGGCAGGTTTACCAAAATGATAAGAACTGGGTGCTACTGTATCAAACCCACGTTGTGTAAGTGTATCCGAAAATGTAGATTTTGGTTTGTAAGGATCCATGTAACTTACTCCCCAACTGCGTTGATCAGTAATTTTAGAAAAATCTGAGTTACCATTAAAAAACACATGCTTGACATTTAGATCATTGAGTCGGCAATGCAGTTGCCATATATCGTTGTGTGCTTGTTCGGTTTTTAATTGCCAATCGATTCCAATAATATAATTTCTGTATTTTTCTTGTAGCTCTTGTGGAACGTCGTCAATTCCACTGGCGTTCACTTGATAATAAACACCGTTGTGTAACCATTCTTCTCGTTCCCAGGTACTCCATTGAATAATCATCAATGTTTCGTACAGATTACTGGCATGCTCTGTTAGGTATTTTTCTGTGGTTCTAATAATACGTGCATTTGAACTAGCAGACTCAGCATCGTACCAAAAACCCGCTTTGATTGCATCAGCTAATGTTTTGCCCCACGTGGCAATAATATTTTCAGGATGTGGTCTACGACCCATGTAGACATAGCGTTGGTCATCCTCTGCAAATGCATATGGTGTGACAATTTCTGCACCAGCTGTGTGACTATCGCCGTTTACATATAAAATCACACCAGTTCCTCAACAATGCCAAGCACTTCGGCTACAATTAACAATACACCAGCATGTACTATAAAGCCGGAAATTAACGCACCACCTGCTGTAATGCGTAACACACTTTTGACAAGGCTAACATAAAAATGTCCCTTGCTTGTGTCTTTAGGTTGGATTTCCATCTTTTAATACCTTAAATGTTTCTGCGTGAACTACCCGCTTCCTTAAACTCGAACTACTGAAACTATGATCACGTTTGTTAAACACAATTTCAATGCCTCTGTCATAGCATTCGCCTTGTCCTGAGAACTCTTTCTCAGCATATTCTACACCCAAGATACGCACATCCAGTGGCAGGATCAACAACAGGTCAATTAGATCTTGCTCGGTTTGGTACACCACAACTTCGTCTACATAGCGGCAGGCTGCCAACTGTATTTGTCTCTCAACAATACTTTGCACAGGATGATTTTTAGTATCAGGACGATCAATGGTAGGGTCTGTTTGTAGTCCGCATATCAAGTAATCGCAGTGATTCTTTGCTTCACTGAGCATGGCAATATGCCCTGCGTGTAGCATGTCAAAGGTCGAGAACGTGATGCCAATTTTTTTACCGTCTGCTTTGAGTTGTTTAATGTGATTGAAAATCATGAAATTTCTTTTCTTCCGCCGCCTAGGTCTCGTTCTCTGGTGTATGTATTGGGATTCATTGCCTGCTCTTGTTCCCATGTTTCCATCACCACATGTCTGCAGACATTTTGGAACCATTGGTCGACTATGTCAGCATCTGTTTTTCCCGCATATCCTGCACGTAGCAGATTGGCTACAAATTTTTCATTCCAGTCAAGGTCAAATGCACCTTGATGCATATTATTGGCATCAATTTCTAAACCTAGTATTGCCACATAAGGCTCTCCACGTTCAGTAGCTAACTCTTTTTCTGTTTTCTTAGGAGCCTTTGCTTCTTTTGGTTGCTCGGGTTGTTTTGTTTTTTTCTTAAAGAACTTGTCAAACAGTTTCATTTATGCCCACCCTCCTGCTCTAGCAATCCCAATGATCCCAACTAGGATCCAGAAAGCATTTAACAGCGTGTATGCTGGATCTCTCTTTAGTCTAGCACAATATGTTAATAGAATAGCATCTAAAGTATTGAATACCCATACAAACATAAACGGACTAGCCGGGCCTAACCATGACACCAAACTAAAACTAATGATACGCATGATAACCCCAATCATTTCCATTTGTGGCACATGAGACTTAATGTAATTTAAAACAAAATTCATTTTATTTCCCCCATCCGTTGCCCCATAGGTCAACGTGTAGTCTTGGACTGTAGTAATAACCACGACTGCATGCCCAGTCTGCCACACGAACACGATTCTGCGCATAAGGAGTAACCACACCACCCTGTGGCATAACGTAAACAACACCGGTAAATCCACCTGCTCTAAATTCTTTAACTGCACGTTCTACTTCTGCAAAATGTTCGTTGGTTTCAACAACAAATTTGAGATATACTGTGCCTAGTGCTTGATAGCTGGCAACAATGTCAGGACAGATTGCTTCCTCCCAACTCTCACCGCTGGCACTGAGCTTGGCACTGACTGAAAATGTAATTTCGCGATCTTTCTTGCCGCCCAATGGAGCTCGTTGCCATTCGTGCATGAAATCTTTAAAACTGGGTTGCAATTTTTGAGTACCATTGGTTTCAAATGTAATGTTACGCAAATCTCCCATGTTTGGGTTACTAATTAATTCTTCATATGCACGTTGCCATCCCAACAACGGCTCACCACCTGTGATAACCAAATGTACATCATTACCATTGTCTTGTACCCATTTGTGATTGGGTGTCAATGCCAACATTTGATCTACCAGCTTATTGTTATCAATAGTTGGACTTAGGTCTTTAAAGTCCGGATGCCAGCTGGCATAACTGTCACAGCCGGTATTGACCAATGGCAAGTCTTCAAACTTTTTAAAAGGCTGGATCAATTTGTGAGTTGCCGCAATGTCAGTGGCTTCATGACTCACTTCCCCTGGGGGCATACCAAATCCTGCACATTTAAAGTTACAGCCAAATGTGCGTAAAAAAACACTGGGTACACCAACAAAGCGTCCTTCACCTTGTGCGGAGTAAAACAGTTCGCTTACTTTTATTTTCATATTATGTTCCACATGATATCAAACACTGATTGTGTGTTAGATCTAGTTTATTATACAGTAATTCGTCAATGCTGTCAAATTTTTCTACTGGAGCAAAAAAACAACATGTACTCAGTTTTCCTGATGCGGCTAGATACATCGAAGGCGGCAATAAATGTATACAATTTTTTGGATCAACCACAGTTGATATTTTTGGCATACGTATCAGATGTTGAAATTCCACCGGTGGTAAAAGATCAAATTCCTCTCCAGTTCTATAATTTTTGGCCAATTGACGATTGCGATATAATTTAACCAATTTAAAATGTTTAAATCCTAGTTTTTGGCTAGTGCGTATACAATCTTTAACCTGATGTTCGTTGTGTGCATATGGTATAAATTGCCATGTTGCTGTTCCACCAGCTGATATAAATGCCTTGGCATTTTCAATTACTTTGTTATAGTCTGTGCCTTGCCGATATATTTCGTGTACACCTTTTAGCCCATCTATACCAAACCAAACGTCATGATTGATGTCAGTTAATAAATTTGCTAAATCTTTCCACCATGCAGTAGTTCTTAAGCTACCGTTGGTATGTATTTGTATTTTTTGAGTGTGACGTTTAGCAAGTTTAATCAATTCAATAAAATTGTGAGCTATCACTGGATCACCGTAGTTTCCGCAAAATTGTATGCCGTCCAACATTGGCAGTTGATTTAGAATATCAGCTAACCGATCAGTTTCAAGATCTTGTTCAACCAGTCCTGGCTTCAATCCATATCCATTGTTGTTTCTGGGACAAGCCGGACACCAAGCATTGCATTTTGAACTAGCTTCAACATGAAGCCATTTGATGTCACTGGCTTTCATATATGGTTGACCACTGCTGTAACTTTTTTCTTTTATTTTGAACAGCGGCTTGTATACTAGCATCATCAATAATTTTAAGTTCTCTAAGCAATTCAACCATGCACAGTACATCGCCTACTTCTTCGCACAACATTTCTCTATTGGACATTCCACGTTTCAGATGAATTTCATCTATGCCAAATCTACGTATCTTGCTTACAATTTGTATAACCTCAGCACACTCTTCCTGGAGGATATCCATCACTTCGTTTATTTTTGAGTTCATAACTTCTTTGCTTTTACCAAAAGATGCCAGCCTAAATATTCTTTAACTGCTTCTCTCATTAATTCGGGCATTGCTTCAAACCACGGCTCAAGTTCAAAAATACCCTGCTTGTATTTTTCTACATTATACATAAAGCAATGACTTTGTCGTAAGCGTAACACATCGAAATCTTCTTTTAGCAACTCGTGTATTTCTTCTGAAGTATATGCTTCTGCATAAGGACAATTTGCCTGAGCTTCAAATTGATCTAGACCTTTTCGAATCATAGCATACTTCCAGGAGTTTTTGGCATAGACCATAAATCTAAACTCGCCGTCGGGTGTTAACAAACTGGCAACAGTTTTAATATGATCTTGCATGCCTGGGTAATGATGCAGGACTCCGTAGCTGTAGACCAAATCAAATTGTCCTAAGTCTAACACTTTGCGGTCAGTGATGTCAATATTGTAAAACTCACCTTCGAGGTCATAGACATTGAATCTTTGCTTGCACAAATCTAAACTGGCATCTGACAAATCAATGCCCACGTATTCGGCACCGTGACGAGCAAACTGTTCAGCATCCGTGCCAATACCACATCCAATTTCTAATACACGTTTACCTCGCCAACTGTGAAATCCAGCAAAATCAAGGATGTGTGGTTCAGCACGATATCGTTTGCTTGTTACTTCGTCAAAGTACTGTTCAGAGCCAATGGTAGCACTACTGTGCCCAACATTACATGGTTGTGTGTTCCAGTAGTCAAGAATTCTTTTTTGTAAGTCCATAATTAATTAAATTTTGCCATTTGTTTATTTGGGTCAAACTCATCAAGCATTCTAACCCACGGGTCTTGTTTGTTTGCCAGTACATTCATAAACCAACTAACATCTTCACCTCGAGCATGCATAAACCAAGCAATTCGACTAGCATCTAAAAAGCGTTGACGTCGATGGTCAAAGTGATTAAAGTCTCTAGGATCTTCAGGCCGACCCTCGTACATAATTCTATTCTGAAAAGTTTCGTCGTTATTATTACCGGTTAGGTCGTGTCGATCGTGTAGTACATCAACGGAAATAGTTTCCATGATATTCAATATATAGGCAATCTGACTAATCCATGCGTCGGAAAGTTGATGTGCGCTTAGATAATCAAATAACATTAACCAATCTCTTGGCACAATTGGAAATACAGCATAAGGGTGTTCATTGTGTGTGGGCATTCTCAACACACGAAACTTACCGGTGTGCTCTTTTATTCGACTGTCCCAGCCCTGTGTTTGCATGAGTGCATCGTCGTTCCAGAACATTAACCAACGTGCATTGCTTTTTTTAGCCAGTGCTGTTACATATTCATTCAAGCGAGTGTAGCCAACCGGTTTAAATTCCAATATTGACGTTGAAATACCTCGACTGTCAAAATCTTTAAAAATATTTTTTGCCGCCCACTCAATAGACTCTGTGTCATCATCATCCATGCCCAGTAAAATTTGTATTGATTTTACATCATCGGCGTGGTCAATCAGGCTGTTTAGACTATCGAGCAATGCAGTTGTGCGTCCTCGTGTGGGTAATAATACAGCCACATCATATTTTGGCTCTAAAATTAAAGCTGGTATTTCAATTAATTTCATTCAAATAAATCCTCGTTCCATTCTCTATGGCCTTCTCTAAAAGCCATGTTTGCTTGTGTTTCACGCACTTCCACTCGGTAGCACCATAAACGACTTGCTTCGTACTCTCCCCAAAAGTCAGGAATGTAAACACCGTTCACATACTTGTACAGCATGTCTGCAAGTGATTCACATCCAACTCGGGGCAAGATTGTGAGCTTGGCCAGTTTACGACGTTCCATTTCTTTGTAGAATTCTAGTTCCGGATCATCGGCACTGACCAAGGTTGTGTGATCAAATTGATCTTCTAAAATCTTTTTAAGTTCTTTGAGACCACCATAGTCAGCGGCCCAGTTGCGGACGTCAAGGTGGTTGGTACCAAAGTAAAACTTCATACTAAACGAGTAACCATGATTCAAGTTACAATGACTGTCGGCTCTCCACTGTCGGTAGGCACACGGAAATGCATCAATGTACTCTTTGGTACTGGTAAACTTGTAGGTCACCGGACGATACTTTTGCTCGACTACTGCGTTAAAATTGTCTGACATGCTTTTCTCCTATGTTAAATTATAGCATAGACAGCAGAATTTGTATAGCGGGATGATGCTCTAAAGACCGCTGAAGCTTGACTACTTGGCTTCTACCACAATACGAATATTTCCGTCCATTTGTTCATTGTGAGTGCTAATGTCAACGTCCACAATCAAATAATTACAATCTATATTTGATAACGCATCACGGATAAACTGATTGTACATTGCACCGTTGGGCTTTGCTGTGTTAAAAAGTTTAATTAAATCAGTTTCACTTGTAAAGTCAGTGAATCTTTGAAAATTTAATGCCAGATATCCTCGCCCGCCAGGTTTGATCATTGAAACAAATTGTTGTATTTGATTCTCAAATTTAGTTAATGAACAAAAATGCAAGGCACAAATTGAAAATACTGATTCAAAATATTGTTGATGATTTTTAACATATTCATCATCAAATTGATCATCAATGTCTCGATAGTCATCATTGAAATCTACACCAACAATATTAGGTATATATTTTTTAAAAATATTCCAGCCACATCCTATATCATATATTGTGTCCGGAGATTTTTCCAACAATGGTTTTAGATAATAAAAAGGTGTTAGAGAAAAATAAGTCTCTCGTAGCCGATCTCCCCACATTTGTCTAGGAGTACTTGCATGTTTTTGATACGGCCAGTGTTTGGTCCAGACTAAATGGTCAAAGTCTTTTTCGAGAGTCCGGTATAAATCTGTATTCAGAAACTCTTCTTTAAATTTGGATACATTGTATTCGTTTACGTTATTCATATATTAATTTCTTTTACACGCATTAACAATATTCATAAACTCGTTACGAACTGATGGATCACTCTTGAATACTCCGCCAAGTTTGCTAGTAACTGTTGACGATCCTGTGTCCTCTACGCCGCGACTCTTTACACAATAGTGTTGAGCATCGACTACCACCGCAATATCATCAGTGTCAAGAATGTATTGTAGAGCATGATATACCTGTTCTGTCAGACGCTCTTGAATTTGTGGACGTTTGCTAAAGTATTCAACAACACGATTGATCTTAGATAAGCCCAAGACTTTTTGTTTGGGAATGTAACCCACAGTTGCTACACCATCAATCACAACAAAGTGATGTTCGCAATTGCTTTGTACGTTGACATTACGTTCAATAACCATTTCATCGTATTTCATCTTGTTGTCAACTGTAGTACATTTTGGAAACGCTTCATAGTCAAGACCCCAGAAGATTTCATTAACATACATCTTGGCCACACGCTTTGGTGTATCCATTAGACTATCATCACTAAGGTCTAAACCCAACACTTCCATGATATGTTTAAAGTCTTTTTCGATTAACTCAATTTTATCTTTACGATCAACTGCATGTTGAAATGTAGGAGTTTCTACACCACACTTGACCAAGTGTTTGTGTACTAGTAGACCCAATTCAGGGTCGCATTTTGTTTTGTTGTATGACATATTGATATCCTTCCTTACGCGGATTTTAAATTTTGATATTTGCTACCTTTGTGTAGCAAGAATATTTATTAAGTTTAACAGATTTATTTAAAAAAGTCAAATCCTAAAGCCTGAAATTTGGAGAGTATATTTGTCTTCCATGCCTGCATTACAGCTTAGATGTTGGATATCACTATCCCACATCCAGCCCTCGCCCTGTTTCCAACCAACACTGGTTTCAAAAGTATTGTCCGGGGAAATGTATTGAATCATTTGCCCAAATTTGTAATCTTCCAAATAGACATTGGCTCTGACTTTTAGTTCAGTACGTTCAGGAAATCGTTTTTTAATTTGGTAGAATGTATCTTTGTGCAAGGTGGTTATACAGCCAGGTTGTTGTCTAATACTTGACATAGTGACAATTTCCATACCTAACTGTTGACCAATTTCTATAAAGTCTATCTGATCCGGAGTCCACCAAAGTTGATTAATTTTAGTATTTTCATAACAGTAACTTTTTGGCAATCCACCATAGGATGCATAGATGTCAGCCATTTCGGTCACCTGATGTTTGATACAGGTATCTTCGTGTGTGGTATAGTCGGCATTTAGAAAAATACCAAAATTATAGTCTAGTTTAATTTTTTGTACAAACATTTTTTAATCCTCAATGGTTATTTGTCTACAGTCTGGATAATCAACATACACGGGTTGCGGCCTATTAACCTTGATTACGTTGAGCAGGTCCAAACCAATTTCTGCTTCTTCTATGGTGGGCTTGTAATGATAACCCACCTTGAACACCTGCTGTGATTCCCATGGCTTGATAGCTAAGTCTCTGCCGTCGTAGCGTTGAGCCAGCATGATATTGTAGGCTTCGACATCATCCAGCAAGATAGCACCACCACGACCAATGTGAAGTGGTTTGCCATGCCCAAAGCTCAGGCAGGTCAATGTGTCCGGACGATACATATCTTGTTCGAGTCTACGTGCTGAATCCCAAATGCGTGTGCCTACAAAAGGGTATTCGCCGACCCAGCGTTGCCAGGCATGATCAAGGTACTCGTATTTGATACCTAACTTGTGCATGGTCATTGGAATACTCAAATAGGTATAAGGAGTAAACTTGCACTCCTTGACTTGATCGTATCGCAAACACAGTTCAATAGCATGCGTACAACAATCAGTCATGATTGCATATGGCGCACCGGTAAACTCTGCTAGAGCTTGTTCAAATTTTAATATTTTGTCAAACATTGTCAATTTTGTTAATTCTGTTTTTTGATACTGATGCTCGTCGACCAAAATATAATTGTTCAAAGAAGTCCTGTTTGTTTTTATGCTTAAATGGATACGAAATTTCAAGTGTGTTTGGAACGTTTAATTCGTCAGAGTTGTTGAACACATAATCGTAAATGTTGTATTGATAGTCAACAGTATACGGGTAACTACCTTCATAATGATGTAGATAATCAGATTGCAACAACATTACTTCTTTATAAATTTCAGGATCCAACTCGCAAAATTCGTTGTTAATAATTTGATAAATTTCTTCAAGCGTCAAATCAACATTATCAAACAATATGTGGATACTGGTCCAAAGCGCACTATGCCCATCCCTGTTTGGAATAATACTTTCGCCACTTTCTAAAAAAGAAACAATAAAATTCTTCATTCTATAGTATTCTTGAGTCAGTAAACTAGTACTAGGACCGTTAACAATTTTATTTTCAATTTGAGAATAGAAATCGTAGTAACTGATATTTTTATGTTTTCTTAGGAACCTACTTAGAATATGCGTGATGCCACTATAGTGATAAGTCATTATAATATAACTAAACAAATAACTCTTAACAAAATCCTCAAGGGGCATGTACTTTGTGGCTTTGACTACTACTTCTTTTTCCATAATATCATCACCCTCATTAACTAATGCACCAGTTACAAACTTTGGAACAGCAATACTTTCAATCTGGTGCAGAGTCCGTTGCTCATAGCTGTTGAGTTCTGAGTTTTCTAATAATTGTGCAAGCCAAACATCCAGGCTGTTGTGTTGCCCGGCCTCGAGTATCAGCCCATGATTTTGTTTCCAAGTTTCATAGGTCTCATAGGGTAGTCCGAGGATCATTTCAGTGTATGCTGGAATACCATTTTTAAAACATTCTTCTAGCATTTCTTTAAGATCGCTGATTTCCATATTCTTTCTTTTGATAGCATCGAGAACTTGGTCGTTCATGCTTTGCACACTGACAGTAAATCCTCTATTTTTATCATTACTAAAAAATATTTTTGCAATTTCTATAATTTTTTGTTTTGCATTTTTAGCCCATTGGGCAATAACAACATGCGGAAATCCCTTTGTGTTTTGTAATTGATGGATGTGTTGTGCAAACTTTTTATCTCTTTCATAGAGCATGCCAAAATTTGCATCAGCAATAAACAAATATGCAACACGATTGTTAGCCATCCAAGTAAGCTCGTCTAGTACCCGATCTTCTGCAAATTTAAGAACCTTGCTGTATGTTAAGCTACCCCAATCACAAAAAGTACATGAATACGGGCATCCACGGTTGGTTTCTAATACTCCTTGCCAGTAATACTCAGGATTATCCTTGACTATTTTATCAAACACACCCGATGTGTATGGGCTTGGGTACTCTAAGTTGGCCATTCTAGCAAACGTACTAACTTTTTTAATTGGTTTATTATGATATAATGATAATAGTATATCTAAAAATGCCGGCTCACCTTCACCATTGACAATTGTATCAACATATGGATGTTTCTTAAAGAAAGATTTTTCATAGGGTAATTTAGTAACTTGTGGTCCACCAAATACAATAAGACACTTGGGCCATTTTTCTTTAATAGCCTCGGCTAGTTTTTTACAATATTCGTAATTCCAGACATAACAACTAAATGCTGCCACGGATGGATTATCAAAGTTTTTAATTGTTTCGTCAATTGACATTCTTTTAAAGACCAACTCTTTAAGTGCAAAGTTATCTTTAATCACCGGGTTTTGTACAGCAAAACTCCAAAGGCATCCTACAGAATACGGCAACCAATACCCTTCGGTTCCGCCAAACACATTTCCATGTGCGGGCTGTAGTAAGTAAACATTATGCATTTTTTGATTTTTTTATATAATTGTAAATATGCTCTGACCACATTTGGTGACCATAATCATTAAGGTGACAATCATTTTTACTTATCGCAACATTGTTGTCAACAATGAAATCCAACATATATCCAGCACCAACAAGTTTTAAATCTTGTGTGCTTTCTTTGCTAAAATAAAACGGAACATAAGTCCCAGGACACCGCAATTTTACACTATCGGTGTAACTTAGAAAATTGCAGGTTTGTTCGTATAACGAATAATAATTGTCAAACCAATTATCATAAAAATTGATCCCAGTTGACGTAGGAGTCAATGTTGACCACTTTTTTTGTGTGTTAAGAAAATTGTTATTACTGCGAAATAACTGTTTTGTTTTGGTGGTATACACTAAACTTTTTTTAATAGCTTCTGTGTGTACTGGGTTATCATTGTCAATGATAAAGGATTTTCGTGATGGGTGACTCCATCCAATTATTACCAAATCGTTGTCTGTAATTCTGTTAAGATTTTCTAAAAACGTATGATAAATGAAAAAATTATCTGCTCCTGCTTGAGCATAATTTTCGTACTCTATATTTAGCTTTTTACTAAGAAGATTGGGCCATCCATGTTCGGGTGACCCAATATTGTAAGGCAAGGACATACTTTGTCCAAATACCCAAAGTTTACTGTTTTCTATTATACCAAAGCCAGGCATGTTTAATTATATCATCTAGTGAAAACTGCTGTTTCCAATTGGTTAAAGAACTAAATTTATCTGCGCTGGCAGTCAGGATCTCCGGATCACCATCTCTTTGTGGACCTATTTTTACCTGTAGTTTTAATCCTGTAATTTTTTCTGCTGAATTGATAATGTCCTGATTACTTGATCCTGTACTGGTTCCAAGATTATAAGTCCCACTAGGAAGTTCTGCATCAATTGCCAATATGTGTGCATGTGCAATGTCCTCAACATGAATGTAATCTCTAATGCAGGTTTTGTCAGCAGTGGGATAATTGTTACCATTGAGAGTGAATTCTTGACCATCCCGTAAACTCTCTAACACACGAGCAATAATGTGTGTTGCATTGGGTGCTTGCCCGTGCTGTATTTTACTATCTGCACCGCAGGCATTGAAATATCGGAATGCAACATATTCTAATCCATAAGCTACTTTATATCCTTCTAAAATCCATTCCATAGCCCGTTTTGTTTCTCCATATGGACTAATTGGTTCGCAAGGATCAACTTCGTGACAAGGAGTCATAATTGGATTACCATAAACACTAGCACTACTACTAAAGATAATTTTGGGACGATATTCTGCTGGAATACTACAAATTCTATCCAGAAATTGTATGTTCTTTGCAATGTTATTATTCCAGTATTCTTTTGGATTCTTAACACTGGGTCCAACTAGACTAGTTCCTGCACAATGAATGACCGCGGCTGGCCTGGCGGCCTCGATGACATTGATGATTTCCTCAGATGCAAAATCCCCTCGATGGAATTGATTTGGTACCAACATTAAATGTTTGGGCAACGTATTCTGATCAACTCCAAGAACTATGTACCCTAACCGCTTTAACGAAATCATTGTTTGTCCACCGATATACCCGGCAGCACCAGTAACTACTACTAATTTATAAGAGTCAACATTCATTCAACTTTCCTAACTTTATATTTTGCGCCAGCCACATGGTCTCGATATCGATTGCCTGCACGATTCCATTGCTCTCCTTTGCCTTGCATGATATCGCAGATTCTATCAATAGTTCCGTTGTTCCAGTCACTGATGAGACCAATGTTATGATGAGATTTTTCTAATAGATTATTAAGTTTTCTAACTACATCATCCTCACTCCAGGGAATGTACAGACGGTCTAGGTCGTTAGCAAATGTTTCTGGAAAACTACGATAAGCAGGGTAAAGCACATTAGCGCCAAGTGTGTCAGCTTCTGAAACTGTGTTTGACACCCAGTCTTGAAGAGCACAATTGAAAAGAACACGAGTGTCATTAAGAAGAGAGTAATACTCATTTTTAGTTAAGTTTTCATGAATCTCAAGTAATCCACTAGCTTGTAATTTGCGAGCACGTTTTACATAATTATTATTGTTTGACCGCAACGGACCTCCAGAGAAGATAGCAAAGCTAATCTGAGGCTGTTCTTCTTGAACACGTTCAGCCAGGTCCATAAAGAAACCTGGTTGCTTTTCTTGGTCAAATCTTGCGGCAAACCCTACCCGCATTTTACGATCGGCAAATGGTTTGATATTTGCTGTGCCACCTATGCGTTCTAACACTTCTTCTTTGCCAAATGCTAAACCGCTAATATTGTAGATAGGTGCAGTCCAATTGGCAATACGCATGTGGGCTACCATTTCTTCGTTGGTAGCCAGTACACCTGTAACAAATTCATTGACCATTTGTTACAGGTG